GGAGGAGAAATATCATCCGGTGGATTGCCATTGATAAGAGAGATGCCAGCGAAAGCGAATCCAGACATCGAAGACGCCATCGCTGCCGCCGCAGTAATCATGGTATCCGCTGCCGTTTGCTGCTTGTCCGCTGCCCCAAAGACCTCCGACGCGTATTGCGCCCAATCAATCAGCCCACCTTTGGCAAAATCCCCTCCAAATCCATAAATTGACCGGCCCGCTGTGAACTGTAATTTAGGACGTGACTCAATTACGCTCGTCGCCTTCTCCGGTGACATGATGCTCTCCAAATTGGAGATCGCATTATCAAACGCCTCGGCCCGATCAATCTTCTGACGCTCCCGCTGCTTGTCCAACGCCATATTCAACGCCGTCTCCGTGACCCACACCGTCCCGACAACCAACGCTGCCGCCGTGAACAACGGAGCCAAAAGACCACCAACACCCGCCGCCGCAACTACCGGCACCCCTGCTCCAGTCGCCGCCGCTCCAGTCGCCGCCGCTCCAGCCCCGGCCCCTACCATCAACCCAATTTTCGCAGCGACATACTTCCAAATCCCAATGCCAATGGCCGTCCCGACCACCGTCTCCATCACCGACCCGTCTTGAGAACCGGCAAAGGCTCCCAATGCACCACCCGGACCCCCAATCATCCCACCGGCCAATACAGCGGCAATCCGTCCGAATGTGGATTGGAGAAATGCTTCCGCCCCTCCACCATCCACCCAATCAGACCAGGCATTCTTGAACCCCATGATGAACGCCTCACCAAACTTGTACCCGAGAGAATCCCTAGCCCCCTCGGTAGTAGTCCCAGCCACCGCATCCATGATCCCCGTGAAGAACGTAGCGATCGAAGCACCCAACGTCGCCAACCGTCCCTCTCCACCACTCTCAAACCAACGGCCCAAGTTATCCATACCATCTCGCCATGCTTGTTGCATAATGAAAGTGACCCGCTCACTTGGCGATGCCTCAGCCCACATATCCTCAACCTGACGCTGCAACGCCGCCCCCTCGATATCGCCCAGAAGCCCCGCCGCGATATCAGACGTACTCACACCCTTTGACGCGGCAAACTTCGCCGGAAGTCCAGCCCACCAGCCCATGATTGAATCCGCTGTTTCTTTGAGAAGAGGAAGCACGATCGAACCGGCATCAATCTTGAATGTCTCCCACGCCGCCTTGAGAAACTGAAGCGCGCCCGACGCTGACTTTGCCATCTCATCCTGCGCTCGTTGAGTTGCCCCCGCTGAGTCAGTGATGGTGTCCAGATTCTCTGCATAGAGGCTCATACCTGCCCCTGTAACAGCCAGAACCGTCTTCAAGGCCCGGACATTGGGGAACAGAGCCGTAACCGCCTCAACGGACAAACCAAGCTGCTCAGCCATATACGCCGCAGCATCCCCGCCATTGTCCTCCATCGCCTGAGCGACCTCCATCACGTTGTTAGAAACCATCGGAAGCTTCTCATTCAACCCTTGGAGCACTCCCAGAAGACCCTTCCCCGCCAGAGCTTGAGCACCCCACATCTCATCAACGTCTGCTCCAAACAACTCCTCTGCCGCCGACGCAACCGCTGGAGAGTCAGAGACAATTGAGAGCATCGTCTGACGCATACCAACCAGAGCTTCATCCATCGCCACGCCTCGGACTGTCGCTGTGGAGAGGAACGCCAGCATGTCTTGGAGTGAGATACCAAACGCTGCACCCTGAGAGGTAACCGACCCGAACTTAGACGCCAACTCATCGAAGGTGAACATGCCTCGGTTCACCGACATGAAGAACATATCCATGATCTCCATCGACTTCTTGGAGACATCAGCGTTGCTCTCACCCTCACGCCGGAACGCTTGAAGAGTCTTGGTCAGCAATCCCGTGACAACATTGGTGCTTGACATCCCCGCAAAGGCACCGAGAGCCGACGCCTCCAAAACCTCAAGCGCTGACGATCCGTCGAAAGTGGCCGAAACCACGTTATACATACCCTCAGCCAAGTCAAGAGGCATTTGACCTGTCCGAATAGCGATCCCCCGGATGGCTCGGTCCATACTCAGGAAGTTGGCCTCAACTTCTGCCGCTGCCAGACCGGCTCCAGCCATCAAAGACGTGACGTTACGCAACGCCCTCTCATATTTGAGCGCGGCCCGGACCATCTGCGTCCCCATGATGATTGCCGTGATCTGAAACCCCAGCATCATGAACTTGGCTCGACGCATCAGACGACCCATCGACCGCCGGAGCGCCATGAATCCCCGGTTCATCCCCAGCATTGCCCGTGACGCTACCCGAGCCGCGGTCTGCCAAGTGCGCCCGTACTTCTGGACATGACGACCCGCAGCCTGGAGCTTCCGTGAAGCTCTGTCTTCGACTCCGATCCGTGTAGTTATGTCACGCAATTACTGTCTCCCAACGACAAAGGCCCAAGACCCTCTCGGCATCTTGAGCCTTAGCTCTGGGCGTCCCGGTGCCCTACTTCTTTTTGTCCTGTCTCCACATCATCGCCGCCTGGATAAACATCCTCTCGCGACGTGGGAGAGCAAGTATCTCACTTGGAAAACGTCTCATCTCTAGCACCATCAGGGCCAACCATTGGGCCTCCTGATAGTGCTTTATCAGTTTCCCGCGTTCTCCAGATCGTCCTCAAACCCAGAAATCTCCAGAATCTTGTCAGCCAGAGCGTCGATCTCCCCGATGTAAAGAGCCTCGGACACCAGACTCTCTGGCTCCGAAGTTCCATACCGCTCCACCAACTGATCGAACCCAGCCATCCCCGGCCTGAAACCAGGAGAAAGCGTGTACTCGACAACCGTGAGCTTGGCCAACCTCCGACCATCAACCTCTCGTGACCGTCCGCCTCCTCGACGGTTACGGACGATCCGGGTACAACGCTCCACCAGCTTGTCGTACTTGCGATCATCGTCAATCGCCTGGACCGTGAAGGAAGTATCAAGTCGCTTGATCCGAACCAAGGCAGTATCAACCACCCGTGGCGCATCAAGCAACGCTTGGAGCGGGTCCATCCCATCCCCAGCGCCGATCGCAGCCAGAACCTCGTCCAATGGATCAGGCTCGGAGTCATCTACTCCGATGTCGATATCGACCTCGGTCTCGGCCTCGGTCTCGGCTTTGACTGCCTCCGTGACAGTCATCCCCTCATAGTTCTCATCATCCATTTTCTCCTACCTTCCATTCCCGTGATAGTTCACCGAATTATCTGAGCGCTTTGTACGACCCAATGGAAGACGGGTCGCCCCTGATCTCGTCTGGGAATGAAATATCCTCAAACGTGAATGGGATTTCCTCTTCCACGATCTCACCGACACGCCAGCCGCCGTTGATCTCCCAGAACTTGACCGCCTTGAGGAGACAGCGCTCCGCTCCCAGCGATTCTGGGTCATCAAGCTTGACCATCAACTGGCCCCGGAACTGAGTCTGAGCATCGCTACGCATCAACTCTGACACGCGCTTTATCATCTCAGTCGTGACCTTGAACTGGCGAAGGGTTCCCTCTCCCGATGTCCGGGTCGCCTTGTATCCAGTACGTCGGGTTCCCGACATCTGGATTTCGGAACGGTCCACCGAGATACGGAATGTGACTTCCTGGACATTTACCAGCCAGTCTCCGTTCTCGTCGCGGACCTCACCGAAGGAACCATTGATGGTTCGCTCGGGAACTAGCCCTTGCTGTGCCATGATTCATCCTCCTTCTATGGACTCACGAAGACAGTCGTGAATATCTGCTCGATGGAGTCAAGTGGTGTGACCCCGACAACCACAAATATCTGATCCGCGGTTGGTGGATTGGCATCGTCAAGAGAGATGGATGACCCCGGCTTGATAGCCCGAGACCGCTCCAACGTGTCTAGGAACTCCCGGCCTGCGCCGATAAGCGACTTCTGCCCATCCTCATCGTTGGTGGTGTTGCCGATGTAGGCGGCGAATCCAAGCTCCAAACCATTCTGGAGCGCATCCATCACCGCCACCGTCCGAATCTTGGCAAAGGACTTACCCAAAGTCGGAGTGAAACTGGTTAGGGTCGTGATGCCCTTCTCAATCCTCACCGTGTCTGCATTGTCCGTGACAAGCAAGCACACTCCCAAGCCCAACGCGATCTTGATCTCGGCTGTGGTGAGAGTGTTCTCCACACTGGCCGCATCGGACAAGGTGTTGAACGTGATCGACTTGGTAGCCCCCGATCCGGCAATGGCTCCAGCAACTCGTGCCGCCGCTTCCTGCCCGATGTAGACCACTTCATCCTCATCCGTGAATCCGGGATGGACATAGACCACGCCCTCGGAGTCCTGGACCCCAGCGCGAGTCTGCGCGGTGGAAACCGTCTCCGCCGCTGCGCCTCCCATGACCACGATGAACCTCTGGCCCAACGCTCTACGGGCATCTCCGAATGCCGCTACCGCATCCTGGTTGGCAACTGTGGTGTCATCGTCCTGGAGGTAAACCGCGAAGCTATTGCTCTCAGCAATGACCTGAGCCGCTGTGTAGTCACCCGCCGCCACCGACTCTCCGGAATCTCCCGAAACCAATGCGTCATCTGTGGTGTCCTCCAAGACTCGATCCGCTGCCCCGTTGACAACCGCTGTGATGAAGGATGAATTAGCCACGATGATCGCAGCAAACTCAGTGTTATCCCCGAGAGCCGAATAGAACGTCTCCAAGAGCACCCCACCCTCTTTGAGATCGAGATTCTTCCCCGACACTGGATGATTTGACACCGTGAGCGTGAAGCCATTTCCACGACTCCCCTCATGAAGTGCCGTGACATCAAGAGCCGCTACCGGCACTATGTCACCAAGTGTGAATGTGGCTTTGGCCCCTGACGATCCAGTGATCCTCAAAGCCTTGACTATGGCGGCACCCCCACGGAAAGCCTGGTGAACCAGCTTCTCCATAGAGATCCCGTCATCAAAAGCGTCTGTGGCCTCTCCCTCGC